ATGGGTAGCTTCGGTAAAAGCTACCCACCCAAGCTACCCATTTATGCCGAAACACAAGGATTCACGCGGGCTTTGGAAATTCACAAGCTACCCATGGGGGCGATCATGGCAAGTATCACAGACAAGGAAGTTCGGGCGCTGATCGCGAAGGCGCAACGAGAAGATCGGACAGCAACCCAGGCTGACGGGATGGTTCCCGGTCTGACGGTAACCGCTTCGCGTACCGGCGTGGCCGCGTGGGTGTTGCGCTACTACGTCGGCGGAAAGCGGAAGGAGGCCACCATCGGGCAGTTTCCTGTTTGGGGCGCTGCCGATGCAAGGGAAAAGGCCAAGGCCATGCGCCGTGCCGTGGATGAAGGCACGGACGTGGCTGTACTGAAACAAGCTGACAAGCTAGCCAAGGCTTCCTTGTGGTCAGTCAATGACCTGGCCGCCTCCTACTTTGAGAAAGCCAACAGGGAACTTGCAGCGCACACATGGAAGCAGCGCAAGCGGCAGTACGATGTCTACATCAAGCCCTTCATCGGGATATTGCCCGCTGTCGATGTAACACCGGCGAATGTGGTGCATATTGTGGCAAAGAGTGCGGCAGCGGGTAAGTCAATTCCACGTTCCGTGCTGATCATCGTTACCCAGCTTTTCCACCATGCAGTTGCCCGTGCTGTTTGCCCATCAAACCCTTGCCGGGATGTGCGAGAGGCGGCTGTGGTTGGCAAAGCCGAGCCGCCAAAGAAGCGCATCGGCCTGACGGCAGTAGAACTGTCGGAATTTCTCCCTGCACTGACTGGAATCCCCCGACCTTATGAGCTGGGTGTGCGCTTGATTCTGCTGACGGGCGTAAGGGTTGGCACACTGACCGAGGCCAAAATTGCCGAGTTTGATCTTGATTCCGCCACGTGGTCAGTTCCTCACGCGCGGCGCAAGAATCGCCGACACACCGAAGGCCCTTTTGTAATTCCATTGCCGGATGTAGCGGTGGAGTGGGTAAAGGAGCTTGTCGGCTTTGCGGATGGCAGCGAATACCTGCTGCCTGTCGAGTCACGCCGTCATACCGATCAGCGCAACCCATTATCCAAACGCACCACAATAGGTGCTTGGCTGGATCGAATGCGCCAGAAAAACGAGGCCGCTTGGAGACGGATCACCCCGCACGATTTACGGTCAACATGCAAAAGTTGGCTGTCCGAGTTGCGGGTGGATTACGAGACTCGACAGCGCTATCTGGATCATGCCTTGAGTGGCATGGATGCCATTTACGACAAGGCCGATTACCTCGATCGGCGGCGCGTTGTTGCCGAGCAATGGCTTGATTTTCTCAATCAGTGTGAGTTGGGCCGCGAACTGGGCAAGGTTGTTCAGCTGCGCCCCGCAGTTGCGGCATAAGGGAAATGAGAGTGACGCAACGCACCTACAAGCATGGAGATATGCTGAATCTTTCTGATGCGGCAAAGCTGTTTGCTCAGCGTGACATGAGGAGCGGCGACAACCTGCGCACAGCTGAAGGGCGAGCCCGTGCGAAAATTAAATATGACGCGAAAAATGGCAAGCTGCCCAACGATAAAGACAAAGGTTTTTTGATTGAAGAGTTTGTTGGCTGGGCGAAATCCTTGACGAATATGGGCGATGGATGGGAAGCCAAGTTTAATGGGCTGCCTTCTGTTCGGCGTTTTTTTTTCAATATTGATTGTCCGGCGCCAACTCTTGAGACCAGCATTGTCATCCTCCCTGGAACACTGGAAAAGGCGAATGAGTTGATTCGCCAATTACAAGCCAAGCTCGATGCTAGCGAGGAAGAAAACGCCAAGCTTCGCCGGGCTGATGAAGCACGCAAAGCAATCAGCAAGACCAATAGCAATTCGGCGAAGAGAAAGCGAAATTTGTAGAGAATTCAGATTAGCCTAGTCTTTCTAGGTTCTCTACCCATAATGCCATATCCATGCCCATGCGACGCAATAACGCGCCGCTGGAGTCAGCAAGGAGCATGGAAAATGGATTACGCAACGTTGCACGGCAAGCATTTCTCGCCCGCCACCCTGTCCGAAATTCTGGACATTTCAATTTCCCAAATACATCGCTGGATCACTGCCGGCGAGATTACGGCCATCAAGGTTAGTTACCGCTGCACACGCATTGACGGTGACTCTGTAGCCCGCTTTTTGACGCGCCGCCAGGCGGTACCCAGGAAGCCAATAGGCATTGCAACAAAGTCCACACTCGCCTCCCAAGCATAAGGCCGCAACCGTGGCTGATATTTTTTCAATTGTTCCGATTGTGGTTCTTGCTGACAGGCGATTGACGCTATGGCACATGCGGGTTTTGATCGCGCTTCTGTCTTTCAGATCGAAAAACAGCGACACAGTTTGGCCGTCACGAGAAACGCTTGCAGAGCGCTGCGGCGGAATGCACTTATCGAACATAAGCAAGGTCACTACAGAGCTGTGTGAGCTTGGATGGCTGACCAAGGAAGGTACAGGTGGAAAGTCCAGGACGACTCGCTACAAAATCACCGTGCCAGACATTCAAACGGTAGCGAATTCCGCAACGGTAGTTGAATCCGCAACGGTAGCGAAATCCACTTCTAAAAAATCCCCAACAGTAGCGAAATCCACCACCCCAGCAGTAGCGGATTCCGCAACGGGCAAAGAACAGACAAGAGAACTAACCAACAAAAGCAACAGACAAGGTGCGGTAGCTGTCGCTTCCGGCCAAAACGCATCAGATTCCGAAACCGAACTGCAAGCTGCTTGCCGACAAGCATGGAAGTCGTACAGCGATGCGTACTTTGTTCGCTACGGTGCCGAGCCAGTGCGCAATTCAACTGTAAATTCACAAGTGAAATCGTTCGTGAAGCGCATTGGGTTCGTTGAATCTCCACACGTCGCCGCGTTTTTTGTGCAGAGCAACACGGCGTTCTACGTCCAGCTTGGGCACCAATTCGGGAATTTGCTGAAAGACGCTGAAAAGCTTCGCACCGAATGGGTAACCGGGCGAAGCATGACGGCAACCAGGGCGCGACAGATCGACCAGTCGCAGGCGAATTACAGCGTGGTGGACGAAGCAATGAGATTGATGGGGGAGCAAGCATGAAGCGATTACTTGAAAACTTAGCGGCCACGGTCGAGCTGATGGGGCAGAGCATTTCTCCTACGGCGATTTCGATGATGGCGCGGGATCTATCGAAGTACCCGACTGACACGGTGATCGAGGCGCTTCAAAGCGTGCGCAACACCAAGAGCCGATTTACTCAGGACGCAGTGGTGAAGGAAATCGAGCGGCTGACACCTGATGGCCGACCAGGCGCAGATGAAGCCTGGGCGATGATCCCACGCGACGAATACGCAAGCTGCGTGATGACAGAGGAAATGTCCGGCGCGCTGCATGTTGCCCAGCCACTTCTGTACGAGGGCGACCAAGTGGCGGCTAGGATGGCCTTCAAGGAAGCGTATGCGCGGCTTGTGGATACCGCCAAGCGCGCCGGAACGCCTGTCCGGTGGACGCCATCGCTAGGCTACGACAAGGAGGGGCGGGAGTCGTGCCTTGCTGAAGCCGTGCGGCTTGGCAGGATGAGTGCTGAACACGCAATCAAGTTGCTGCCACCGGACAAGGTTGCGCCGATGCTGGAGCAGGCCGGCAACGAGACACTTGCGATTGAATATAAACCCGGCACATCAGAGGTTGCTCGTCAGAACATCGCAAAGATGAAAGCGATGCTGGCCGGTTCAATCATCGGGCGCGCGGTATGAAGCCGCCGTTCCCATTCCAGCACAACCAAATTACAGCCGCTCTTAAAGCTGTCCTGCCGTTACTTCGGCGAGAACCCGCAGAAACAACCTTACAGGAGCCAGAAACGATGGGTGCACAGAAACCCATGACCGAGGAAGAGAAAACGCAGCCAAGCCCCGCAATTGACGCCGCAGAGGGCAATGGTGAGCCAGTGATGGAATGCCATGATGATGCAACCGGCGAAATCACCCAAGAAGACCACAAGTTCCTCAAGGCCGCGATAGTTATGACGATTGGCCGTCGCCTAATTGAGGCGCGCGAGCTAACCGGCATGGGACAGGCTGAGGCTGCACAAATGTTGAGCGTGCCGCTCAAGGTGCTAATTCGCCATGAGCGCCCGGCTGATCGTTTAATCGTAAGCTTGACCTTGATTCAGCGTGCCGCAAAGCTGTACGAGGTAAGCCTAGATTTCCTGTTCGGTGAATCAGACGATTGGGAAACGGGCGCCAGGATGACGCAAGAGCGCGCCGTGTCGAGTTGGCTTTTCAGGGAGTTCGATTCAGCCAGGTGCGAGCAAATGGAAGAGCTGCGCCGCATCCACGACCGCATCGAATTGCTGGGGGGTGTAATTCGTCGAATCGCAGAGCACAGCGATCTGGTCGTCAGGGCCTTTGACCGATTCCGCGAATTAAATCCCGCGTTTGAGGATGCACGCGGTGGCGCAAATGTGGAGCGCAGCATTGGGCGTCTATTCAACTCTTCCGAATCTGCCAGCCGCGCTCTATACCGTTTTCATATGGAGATCGGACAGGCGGTAGAGGTCGATGATGAGAAAGTTACTGAGAAAGTTACTGAGAAAGTTAACGCAGTAACTTCTGAAGTTGACACCGTGGAGGCGTGCCATGACTAGCTTACTAGGCAAGCTCAAGGGTCACGTCGGAGAAGCCAAGGGACGCGCGGCGGAAGACGCTGCCCAGCGCAAAGCGGCAGGGGGAGCACCACGCTCAATCATCCTCACCAAGAATGACGTTCAGGGAGAGTACGACGCGCACCGCGTGCTGACTACTACGCTGGGCGGCGGCCCTGCGCGTGCCCTCACTGCCGATGACCTCGCCACTTTCCGCCAAAACATGCGGACAGCGCAGAAGAATTTTCACGGCAACGGCATCACCGCGCGCCAAGTGATCGACCTCGCAACCTCTCATCAGCTTGAATATGTGCCAAACACAGACGGCACCTCAAGGGGTAGCGACATCACCAAGGCGCGCACAGAAATAACCATGGCCGTGCCGGTGTCGGCGCTCGTAACACCCCAAAAAGCTTTGGATGTTCGATTCATCACTAATGCCGGGCCGGATTCAAAGGTAACTCGTCACCATGTTCTGGTGCGCTTCAACGCATTTGCTGAGGCCGCGAATAAACTTGCAGCGACCAAGGCTAAAGATATGCAGTCACCCAAGCAGGCCGCCAACTGGTTGCGTAAGCAAAAGCTGGCCTTCGATTGTGATTGTGAGCGGCATCGCTATTTTCTGAGATACGTCTCCACTATTGGCAACTTCAATGCCGGCCGTGATGAGCATGGCTTCCCCAAGCTGAAAAACCCAGGACTGAAAGGTGTGGCGTGCAAGCACGCCTTGCGCGTGATGGCAGAGATCGACGCATCGCCAGCGGTGGGGACGTTCCTCGCCAAGCAGATGGAGAAAGTCCAGGCATCCGCCGATAACACCGCCCGGCACCAGCAAAAGCAGAAAGAGGCGGACACGCTGGCAGCGAAGCAGGCAAGCAAGCCGCTGGAAATAAAAAACAGTGAGCAGCGCGCCGCCGAGCGCGCGAGGGCCAAGGAGCAGACAGCATTCCGTCAGGCAGCCCAGTCCGCACGCGCGCCGAAAATGTCAGCAGCACAACGCAAGATCGAAGCCGCTATTACCGGTGGAAAAATGACCGCCTTCGAACTCGCAACTTTCCGCAAGTTCGGATTCACCGATGCGCAGATTGCCAACAAATTCAAGCAGTAATACCAAAACCATTTACCCACCAACCACCACGAGGAGCACCACCATGCCACACAACGAAGAAACGATCCTGAAACTGGCCGGAGAATGCCGTGAGGCCATGACCAAAATAGCCGCCGAGAATAGCGAGGCCGATTTAATCCTGCGCGCAGTCGCCGAGGCCGAAAAGGCAGAACTCGAAAAGAGTGGGCAGCTTTTCAGCGATGCCGTTGTCTCCTCCCTAAGCGAGCTCCTGGAATCCCTGAAATTGGAGTTGAACGCGACCCTAGCGCGACGATTTGCCGCGCAAGTCGCAATGGCCAGTGAAGACGGCATCTTGATGGCTCTGGCCGAGAGTTGTCACAAGGCCCTCAACGAAATTGCCGACGAATCCGTACCCGAATATTTTGTTGCTGTCGGCTTAGCGCTTGCCGCGAAACAAGGCGATACATCCAACGAGGCCGCTTCCGCTGCGCTGCATGCACGCTTTGTTTCCTTCACCGAAACCCTCGCAGAAATCAGGGCGTATCAGGAATCGTGCTGCGTGAGGTAACGCGGAAAACCTGCATAAAACCGCGCAAAAACTGCGCTTTAATTCGACATTAATAAATAACCAGGACATCGAACCATGCTTAATCTTGCCAAGCTACCCACACCAACCGCCAAAGGATTGCTCGACTTTAAAAATGAACCGGGAGCGCTGAAGGCCGCGCAAATTTCAATACAGCGGCTAATCGACTTGGCAAACACGATCACGCCGATAAGCATTGCCGCGATTGCGCAGCAGCTCTATCCCAGCGAACCACTTGGAGTGGCGGTTACCAAGCTGGATGAAAAAATACAACAAGCCTGCGCTGGGATTGCCAGCCATGCCGCCCAGTCCAAAGACGTGCTCGAAACGGAACGCACTCGACTGGCTCCCGTAATGGGTACGGCCGCCCGCCGCGTCTTCGCAATCCATGAACACCTGGCGCAGATCGAGTCCGCAATTGCTCGGGCCAAACAGGACAATGAATCACGGCGCGCGAAAATGCTGGAAGCCAAGATGTCGGCTGACGAAATTGAAAACCTTGCGCCCGCTGTCTTTGACGCATCCAGCCTGCTGGCCGAGCGGGAATTGTTGAATGCCGAGCTGAATATTCTCAATGCGTTCATCACGACGGGCGATGAGTCATGCCTTCCCGACGGTTTTGAGGCAGTTGTCGTACCTAAGATCACAATCCCACTGGGCATAAACGTAGCTGATTTTATCGGCAAACCAAAAGCGGCATAACACGATCAATGGCCACCAACCAAAGAGGATCATCATGAGCGAATCTAACTCAAGTGCAACACACTCCGCCACCGGCAGGCCGAAGAGCCTGAAGCGGCAAGCAGCCCGACACGTCCAGGATGCGCTTGCGGCCTTGGTCGAGGTGAGCAGGGATGCTGCCGCCGAGCCGGGTGTTCGCACGCAAGCGGCAATTGCCATTTTGAACTGCGGTCAGGGTATCTCGCCCGCGAGTAAGGCAGTAGCGGAGAGTTAAGCCATGATTGATACCAAAAACCTAACGTCCGCGTGGAAACTTAATCCGACCACAGGGGGGCCGCCAAGCGGCTTGTCCGATCACCTGATTGCCAGCTTCTACGAAGTCAAGAGAAAGACGGATCAAAATGGGAAGACGTACTGGGCTAAAGTTGATGTCGGAAATGTCGTAAAGGCTCCGCTGACCGAGGCGAGTATGGAGACCATACTTGGCTGGCAAAGTCCATTTGAAGGCGCTGGGGCTGATAAAGGGATGCCAACAATTGCGGCTATGTTGCAGTCTGGCGCGCTCGTGCCATACGTAAACCCCAACGGTAAGGCAGGCCAAGTGATCAGCAACTTTGAGGGGCGCACCGGAATCACGAAGCTCAATTCAACCCAGGTATTCACCGGGATGCAGCCGGCCAAGATTCAAGTGACAGCGCTGTTCCGCGCTTGGGAAAAACCAATTGAGGAAGTGGAAGCCCCATTCAACCAATTGATGAAGTGGGCTTTGCCTGTGGAACTTGCGCCCGATGGCGCAGTCATGTCCGCTTATACCGCAGTCAAGGGATTCGTCATCGGAACGCCCTTAGACCAAGCGGCTGTTGATGCCCTACTTCCGTCAACTGCGCCAACCAAGATCGCCATGAAATACAAGGGCCGGACATATTCCCCACTGGTGATTGAGAGCATCGGCCACCCGATGAATTCGCCAATCGACAAAGATGGCCGGTACGTTGAACTGCTCATCCCCATGACACTGTGCTCCTTGACTGCGATCGATCGGCAGGACTGGGCGAATTCGCGACGCAACGAAATTTAGCCATGAAGATACTGAAACACGATGCGCAAGGCTTTCTTGTCGGTGACCCAATCGACATCGGGCGGGCACTTGCTGTCTGGCAGGATATTCAAAGCGACGTGCATGCTATACGTCATGGAATGCTCGGCATCGACAAAAGCCCGGCGGTCAAGGCATTCCAAGAAGTCGCGCAACCGATGGCGCGCGAGGCGTTTTCAAAATCACAGCAGAAAATTACTGTTGCGGCATTGCTACGCCCACAATCAACGCCATTCGGTCGCGGCAACGCAATCCCGTCAGCGAAGGTTGCCCAAAATTCTGCTGCGCACGTCAATCCAATTTCAAAGAAGGCCGCAGAGGCTGTTGCGAAGCCAGCCGGGCGCGACGGTCGTGGCCGTTTCGTAAAAAGCGGGGCGCAACCTGGCGGCGATAACGGCAAGGATGCGGGTAGTAAAGATACGCCGGACGAACGCGCCCTGAGTGGTATTGCAGACCGCATTGTCAGCGCTGTAAGTGGAGCTGGAAGCGGGCTTGAAGAGGCTGACCCGGCGGTCAAGGCATTCCAAGAAGTCGCGCAACCGATGGCGCGCGGATTTGGAGTGCTCACTGGAGGAAGCGGCGATAAGCGCAAAGAGAACTGGTTTCGTCGCATCTATGCATCTCTGACCGGATTTCGTAAAGACGAATCTGTCTTCAATAAGGCGGCAAACAAAAGCCTCAAGAATATCGAAGAAAAGCCGGAAGGTGGTGATGGAGGCAGCGGGATGCTTGGCGGGCTATTTCCCCTGCTGGCGAAGATTCCACTGATCGGCCCATTATTGGCTGGCGCTGTAGGTGCTGTTGGCGCGCTTCTTTCAAAAATCCCCGTTATTGGTTCGTTGCTCAAGAAGATTCCGGTGGTTGGAGGCGTAGGTGCGGCGGCTGGCGGCGCTGCTGGTGCGGCGAAAGGGGTGGCCGGAAAAGGAATACTCGGCGCAGGAAAAGGATTGCTGCGCAAGCTCCCCCTTATTGGCGCATTGATTGCGGGTGCCGGCGCGGCTTCCGATATTTACGGCAGCGAAACCGATGACACGCTGAGCCGCCGGGATAAGGACAAAAACGCCGGGAAGGCAACGGGCGGACTCGCCGGGACACTGGCAGGCGGATTTGCAGGCGCGTCAGCAGGTGCCGCGATTGGTGCGCTGGGCGGGCCTATCGGAATTGCGATTGGCGGGTTTGTTGGTGGCGCACTTGGTATGTTCCTTGGCGATCAGGCCGGGCAGATCATTGGAGACACGGTAGGCGGCTGGGTAAGTGACCTGCGCGGAGCCGACATCCCAGGCAAGATTGTGGCGGCATGGGATAGCACCATGTTGGCAATCAAGTCAGGCTGGGATGGCATGGTCAAGAGGGCCGGAGCCTTGTGGGAAGGCGCAAAGAAATCGGCGGTTGAGGCGGGAAACAGCGCGAACGACGCCATCAAGGAGAAAACGGGGATTGATGTAAAAGCCGAGACCAAAAAGGCGGCGGCAATAGTCCAGGAGAAGGCGCTGGCCGCAAAGCAAGCGGCAGAAGTTGCTGCGAAGAAAACCGCCGAGGCTGCCAGCGCAGCCGCAACAAAGGTCAAGGAAAAGACGGTAGAGGTCGTCAAGCAGGGCGCTGGCAAAGCTGGCGATGCCATCAAGCAGGGAGCCACATGGGCGGCAGAAAATACGACCGTCGGCAAAGGCGCGGCCAAGGTGTGGGAGGGCGCGAAATCGGCAGGCAACTGGGCGCTCGGCAAAACAAGCCAGATGTTCGAGTCTGGGAAAGGCGGCGCGGGAACGGTGTCAAGCGGGAAAGGGGATTTCGGCGGGGCGTCCTATGGAACCTACCAGCTTTCATCCAAGCAGGGGAAGGTGCAAGATTTCCTCAAGTCCAGTAAGTACGGCGACCAGTTTGCAGGACTGGCGCCGGGATCGCCTGAGTTCAACGCAAAGTGGAAAGATGTATCCAAAGCAGATCCGGAATTTGGCAATGCGCAGCATGATTTCATCAAAAAAACGAACTTCGACCCGGCGATGGAGGGATTGAAGAAGGGTGGCATGGACTTGTCTGGAAGAGGCGCTGCCGTACAAGATGCGCTGTGGTCAACATCCGTGCAGTTCGGAGCTGGCAGCCAGAAAAAGGGGAATGGCGCTATAGGAATGTTCCAGAAAGCGCTGGCAGGTAAGGACATTTCAAAAATGTCCGATGCGGATATTACGTCAGCGGTTCAGGACTACAAGATCGCCAACAACGATAAGCTATTCGCAAGCTCTGACGACAAGACCAGGAAGGGAACGGCGATCCGCGCCGAAGAAGAGAAAAAGCGGCTTGCTGCGCTTGCCAGTCAGGACGGTTCGGCAACATCCGTCGCTTCGATTGCTACACCTTCCGTAAAGAACTTGGCAGTAGCTCCTGCGAAGTATCAGCAGGTGCAAACCGCTTTCGTGGCCGCGCCGACAATGCCTTCATTCTCATCGCCGCCTGCAATCACAGAAGCGCCGCCTATCATCAATCCACTGGCATCCAGCAGTGAAGGACGCAAAGCAATTTCAGTCACAATGCCTACACCCGATGCCGGGCAAGACCTGAAGGATCGGCGCATTGCCCATATCGTAACGGGCGGATTCAGCGCCTAACAAATTAAGGAGAAAACAAAGTGACTGACACCAACGCCCAAGCGACCATTAAGCGCAAGCCGTGGAATGCTGGCAGGGGCATCAGGAGCCCGAGCAGCCTAGCCGCTACTTACGTGCCGCAGCGATACGCAAAAACAGAACTCCTGCCCCTGATTAATTCGATGAGCGACAGCGATCGCGTAAAGTTTGAAATTTCCCTGGCTAAGGATTTACTCAAACTATTCCCGACTGGCTCAATTACCAAGCGCGTGCATACTTGGTTTGATCGCTGCTCAGATAGGTTAATTGAGTGCAAGAGAGTCACGTACACCCCCAGTGGGATAGCACCTGACGACTCCGCCCCGCACGATGCTGCCGTGAAAATGTTGATGCTTTTGGCGCAACTGCACGCACGCGGTGCGATTCGTATTGCTGATTTCGCCGGAGAGAAAGACAAGGCGCTGGCTGATGCGATTCTCGAAGACCTGGCCGATCTGGCCGATAACACACCATCCTGCCGTGGCCGCACCCACTAGGCGCACAAAGGCCGCCAAGCCGAAGACACCCGCCAAGCGAGGGAGGCCATCAACATATCGCGCCATCTACGCCGAGCAGGTTCAAGCATTCTGCCTGCTGGGTGCTGATGATAAGAAGCTCGCGGAGCTGTTCGAGATCAGCGAGGCAACGCTGAACACCTGGAAGAAGCGACACCCCGCGTTTCGCCAGGCCATAAAGAACGGAAAGGACATCCCCGATGCCGTAGTCGCTTCCGCGCTGTACAAATCGGCGATCGGTGGGCATGTGATCAGCGAGGACAGGGCGGTGAGCGATGGGAAAGGCGGCACAGTAGTTGTCACCCTGAAAAAGCAGCTGGCGCCGGAAGTGCAAGCGCAAGGCTTTTGGCTGAAGAACCGGCAACCTAAACTCTGGAAAGACAAGATCGAGCTGAAGGAAGAGATCAATCTGAATGTATTCCCCCCAAGGGAGGTGCTGCAAGAGCTATATGATGCATCGCTTAAGCGCTCAACTGAGAAGGCGGCAATTCTTGCCGGCCGCCGTGAGCGTCTTGGAATCATAATTGACCAGCAGGATCAAGATGGCGACTAAGCCATTATTGTTGCCGGAAGATCCGCGCTGGGTTGAGTTCTGCAAGGTATTTGCAAACACTCTGAATGCCTGTAATAGATAAGGCTTGCAAGGCTACTCAATGCCGAATTACTAGAGTCTCGCACGCGCACACGCGCGAAGGAACTTTGGAAACGCTCCATAGGTAACGGCAAGGGTAATGCGTTACCTTTCGATTCCGCCGTTACCCATGCCGCTATTGTTTGCTCGCTTCATGGGCAAAAAGAAAGACCCGCTTAGCTTACCCGGGAATGAGCCAGGGGCGGACGGGCCTTTCAGAACCGCCCCACTGTGCGGTGAAGAGCCACAGGTGGAAGACGATTCAGGCAACGTTGCCGCTGCCTTGTTCAATTGTACTCGCCTACTCTTGATCCTTCAGCACCGCGTTATCAATCTCGAATCCCTCCCGCACGATCTGGCCGCAGCATGGGCACATGGTTTTTCCCTTGGTGCGCTGCAAAGCCTGATAGACCGCAGCATTCTGCACACCCACGGCATCGGCGGCTTGATACGGCTTCATTCCTGGGTTCTTCTTGAGCAGGTCGAGCGCCTGTTGTGTTTTACTCTTCGCCATTATGTGCTCTCCGGTTGCCTTTCATTCTACACCCTCACACACCTGTTGACATATTCTAACAGACGTGTAGAATTTAACGCACCCCAACCACCAAAGGAGATCACCATGGCCACCAATCCTACAACACCCGACACGCTTAGCCATTTCTACGATCTGCGCGCACTGGCAATGTCAGCGAGTGCAATGACACTCACTATCGATGAAGAAGGCAGCGATGAACTTAATGCGATAAGGCGTGTGTTGTCATGCTTGGCAGATAAGGCGCTTGAATTCGCCAATGAAGAAGACCGGCTGCAATTACAGAGAATTGACCGACGCCCATTCGCCACGGGCGGTGCAGCATGAACGCCACCACCACAGAGCAAAACCGGATGGAAGCCATTGATGCGGCCACTCTATGGGCTGCGTACTGCGCCGCCAATCCAGAGACAAGGATGGCTGCCAACTTCGTGTTGCTGGACGAGAAAGCCGAGCAACCCGAGTGGGCAACTTTCTGTTGGCTAAGGAATCCGCCAAGGCCCAAGCTGGAACTGGTGAGGTGATGGTGCATCACCTCGCGCATGGTTGCTCAAGTCCTATGTGCGTGACGGGTGGGAGAAGTCCCCAGCAATCCGCGCTGCCGCAAATGGGGTGGCATTCACAGCAACAAAGGTTTCTTCCAAGGTTTCCAAAGTTTCTCAATCCAAGGAGAAGCAGAAGAAAACTAAGAAAACCATCATCGCAGAAACCATCATCGCAGAAACCATCGAAACCTTGCCTACGGATTCTATCGAGGCGGTTGAGCGTGACCCGGATGAGTTTGGGGTGTTCGCAGAGCTAACTGACCAACAGGAAATATTCGTTCGGGAGTATCTGGTGGACTGGAATGCGAGTGCCGCCGCAATCAGAGCCGGGTACAGCGCAAAGAGCGCGCCAACGTTTGGCTGGCATCTTCTCCAGAATCCAAAGGTGAGTAATGCGGTTACCACTTTAGCTAGCGCAAGGGCTAGGCGCATGGGTATCGATGGGGATGAGTTGATGCGTTTGTGGGTGGTTATTGTCAATTTCGACGCGAACGAAATATCACAACTTCGCAGAATCTGCTGCCCGTACTGCTGGGGGGAGGGGAATCGCAGGCAACATACTCCTTCCACGCTGGAGGAGTGGAAAAAGAAGCACGACAAGGAGCGCGCGCTCCGACTGAGGATCAGTACGGCTGATGATATTGGGGAATTCCCTGAATATACGGATGAGTGGTACAGCAAACTGAAACCCCCGAAAGAAGGGTGTCCGGAGTGCAGCGGAGAGGGGGCGGCGCGTGAAGCGCTACCGCCCTGGCGTAGTGACAGGGTTTTAGTTTTTGTGAATGACTGGCATAATGGAACCAAGTTGGTGACTGACTAAGCGGGAAGGTTTAACAGATTCGTCTGCCACACCCCCGCCATTGGAAGTAGTCATAGAATCAAGCCCTGAGAAATCGGGGCTTTTTTCTTTTGGGATTTCGCACCATATTGGTGCAATCAGATAGGCGATGCACCGTATCAGGGATGATTGCCAAAGCCTGTTTTCTGTACTCTGAACGGCGTAAACTGAGGCAGAAACTAAGCCATGCGGCGCAGTGAAAAGCATCGTAGCGCGTGGTATTTAGGTAGCTCTTTGGGTAGCTTTGTTCTGTTACCACCAGTGATTGCCGCGTGTTTATTGGCTGTGAGGCGCACACATGTATTACAGCATCAAGCAGAACGACAAAACGGGGCGCAAGCCCCGTTTTGTTTTGCACCGCAAAAGTTTGTCTGTACACAATGCTTGCCCTATACTTGCCCGCGCCACTGTGCAGGAGAATGAAAATGAAGCTCGGATA